TCTAAACAAACCACTTGACACATTGCGCCTCCTAAGAGTTTGGTTACTTGGGCATACACTTCTAATTCATCTGTGGATATGACAAGTGCATTGTCTTTTTTTATAGTGTTTTTTCGTGCAAACCCCTTGGATTTATTGCCGCCTGACATATTTTTTACCATGTTTCACTCGTATCTGGTTTATACTTTTGGGCACGGAATGGATTTCATTTTTTTATCCTATTGATATCCTGGTTTTCCTATTAATTTACCGCCGTTCCCGTTGTTATATACCATTCAGGGGGTGCCAAATAAACGTTACCTGTGCCACAACCATCTGCAAAGCGTGTAATACTTGTTCCACTCGCCGCCTGAGATTTACCTGTTTGCACTGCAAAAGGAAACGGTTTTTGTGGTCCCACTGGGTTATTACATCCTCGTGTCAAATAAGAATTGTATTCGCTATACGTTACTGGTTGATAAAGCACCTTTGTGTAAGGACCATTGCGCGCCATATCATTGTATTTGAATCGTGCCGTAGAACGTCCTGGCGTACATAAGGTAGGTCCTGACTTTACAATATATCCCTCATATTCGGATACATTATTCACTTTCAAATTACGAGTAGCATCGGAGGTGATGGTCTGTAAATATTGACCTTGACTCGAAGTGTCTGTTTGATTGCCTGTATAATTTGGTTGCACCCAATAATTGGGATATTTTCCATAATAGGCCCATCGATATTTTTTATCAAGCATTCCATACGTAGATAAGACGGATGGTTTGACATATAAATATTGGGTTCCCATGGTATCCACGATACGCGAATTGAGCACGGGCTCAACCGGTGCGGTTTTGCTATGAGCATTGGGTACTACACCTGTGCTGCCCGAATCGGCATTTCCCACTAATGTGGCGGATGGATAGGTTCCATACGTGCCACCAAATCCAATGGGATACAACCCGCGATAAGGAGTGCCTGATTTGGACATTTTCATGTCTTTTCCAACACCTCCTATGTTTCGTGTTCCTCCATTGAGAGAAAATCCTTCGGGACCAAAATGTTGAATAGCCAATTGGAGACCACGGGTAGAATGTCCAAAGGGTCCTTGAGGTAACCAATATCCACCTGGCTGTTTACCAGAACGTTTGGAACCATATTGTATCACAGATTTTCTCTTAAATGCAGTGAGAGACATATTATTATATTATGAAAGTATAATGTTTTCTTTTGATGTCTATGGATATATAAAATGATATATATATACATAAAATGAATATAATCAGTTGTTATTTATTCTTTACATTATAGCATGCCTTTACCATAACCATCCCCTTTTTCTTAGACTGGCCCATTTACGGTTACCCTTTGATTTGTTCTTTAAATCTTCATACACTTCCTCTTTGTCAATTGGACTCTGTGGATGTTCTCTATTGTATCTCAGGATTTTACCGACTTCTTCCTTGATTTCACTCTTAGTCATACGTTCAACATATCCATACATCGGGTCTATATTATCTTCATCCTCTTCCATTTGTTCGATGATAGCATCTTCGTATTCTTCTCTCGTTGGATGAACAGGTCTCGGAGTCAAAGTATCACTACGACGTCTGGTTGAAGTTCGTTTCATGGAACGCACTGATTTGGGACGCGTGGAATGTTCTAAATGACTGGGCGGCGATTTTGGTGAATATTTAAGAGAATGTTTGGGAGAACCATGTTTCTCACAATCGCCCGATTTTTTACTACGACGATATCCATTTGGACATCTCTTTTTTTCAGTCACTGGAATGCAATCGCCTGCATTTGCCTTTTTTGTAGATTTTCTATATCCGTTTGGACATCTTTTCTTCGTAGTCATTTATATTATATAAAAAGAAATAATTTATAAATGTCATTGCTCTATAGTTAGATTATACTTGTTAAATCATTTAAAGAAGTCATTGTTAAATACACCACATGTTTTTAACGTGGTTGCATTCTATGTATGTTTATATGTGTTCTTTATGTTCTTTTTTTTATAATATACTACTATGTACGCACAACAATACGGTTTCAGAATTGGTAGAACCATTGCCAAAATATGAAGATAAATATAAAAAAGAGGTGGCTTTGTTACAACAGGTCACCTGGTCAGAGGAAGAGAAACAAGTTATTCTACAAAAGGTAGCTCATTGTTATGTGATTGAAAATACGCCCTATGGAAATGTATTGATGACGTATAATACTGGACGTGAGACGTTTGAATATTATAGTGATCATGTTATTCCTTATCGATATTTGGAAGTCGTTGGGAGAAAGTTTGTGAAACAATTCCAATGTGTGTTTCTCTTTGTAGACATGGAACAAGAATTATTGAAATTGAAAGAAAAGAAAGAACGAGAAGATAAAGAGAAGATACTGGAAAAAGAAAAAGAAAAAGAAAAAGAAAAGAAAGAAGAGAAAAAGGGTAAAAGTGTATTTGCTAAATTCAAAAAATATCAAACCACAGATAAAAAACGCATCCAATCCGTCGAAACTACGGAAAATATTAAAGAACGCACCAATTATTATTCACATCAAGGTAAATTGGCCAATTTCCAATGGATACAAAAAATAGATAAAAAAGAAGTAAACAAAAAATTAACATTGACTTTTGCTGATTTTAAAAAGGGTGTAAAGGTGTAAAAAACTCTTCTAATGTATGTATATGACCCGACGAAATATAAAATATATAAAACATCATCGAACCAAAAAAAACTATTTAGGTGGCAGTGTCAATGAGCCATTTCAAAAACATGAAGGCATCTTTCAAGTAATTGGACAGAAATTATCTGGATATGCAGGAGAAGTGGGCGAATATGTAAAAGATAAAACGTTGCGATTGGCCGGTTTGGAACCCATTGATCAACACGAAGAAACCGCGACACCTGCCGAACCCGAATCCAAACCCGAAGGCATGGTATCTACATTGTCCGCCAATGCATTGCATCAAATCAATGAATTTTTACTTGACCCCACAGTGCAAAGAAGTTTACATGAAACCTTGCAAAAAACATCTATAATATTGAAAAATCTAGTGCAAAATATAAATGCCGCATTGAGTGACCCACAGTTGAAAGAAGAAACCAAAATCGCATTGGAAAATGTCGCCGACTATGTTGGTATTTTTGTTCAGGCTATGGATGGACCATTGAATGATATCATTGACACATTGAATCGTTCTGGAACAAAGGCACTTTCTGCCGCATTGGCTGGTCTCATCAAGGTATTGACCGATATGGCCGCTGCTGTTCCAGGGTTTGGTGCTTTCATGGAGTTGGGAAAAATGGCAAATGATGCAAGCGCCGCTGCAGGAGATGTAGTAGAAGCCGCCACAAATACTACTTCTGCCATTTCACAAGCAATTAGTGATACGTCTGAAAATTTTCAACAAGGATTGGAAGCATTGCATCAAAAAAAACAAGAAGCGGCGCAAATTGCCAATCGCACACAACAATCCATGCGACGATTTATGCGGGGCGGTAGACCATGTGTATAACTAGAATATTCATTATCATTTTTATCTCTTAAAAATGATATCTATTATCTTATCCACCTATATCATCACCAATGTTGAGAATACTTGAATGGGCTTGTGAAAATAATCACCTTGCTATAGCCAAGCGCATGTATTCTTTCAACCAAAATATTCTCTCTCATGGGAAGTATAACCATCTATTCAATAACGCATGTCAAAAGGGACATCTTTCTGTTGCCCAATGGTTATTTGAAATGAAACATAGACAAAAAGGTATAACTATTTGGCATTGTTTTAATATTGCTTGTATATACGGCCAGTTAGAAATTGCACAATGGTTATACTATGACTTGCACCCTTACCTTAAAATGGAAAAACGAAAAAGTGAATTTCGCCATACTATTCATTGCGGATTTTATAAGGCTTGTAATCATGGTCATTTATGTATGGCACAATGGTTATTTCAAATATCCCCCGAGTTAAACGATGAAAGGTACCATTATTTTGTGTATGACTGCTTTAAATGCGTATGTAGTCATGGCCACCTATTCATAGCACAATGGCTGTATTCATTATTTCCATTGATTTTGAATTATGCACAAATCCGCTTCATAAATACATCGGTGTTTTGGGATGCATGCAGTCACGGTCAACTATTGGTTGCCCAATGGTTGTATTCACTCCGTTCTCATTGGGAAGACATTTCCGATGCATTTTATTATGCTTGTACGTCAGGACATGTAGATGTAGTGCAATGGTTACTTGACATTGAACCTCGGCATGTAAATAACGAAGATGCGTTTTATGCAGCATGTAAGAATAAACATCTTTCTGTAGCAATGTTGTTTTCAAAATATTGCCCTATTAAATACATTATTATTCGCCCAATATTTTGTTTCAACCAAACATTTCAATATGTCGTTATACGTCCCTCCTTTGATGGCATTGTGAATAAAGTAGTGAAAAATAAAAATAAAATAACGATTTGCACCATTTGTTACGAACATAACTGTGACATACAATTGAGTAATTGCAAACATACCTTTTGTCAAACATGTATTTTACACTGGAAGACCATTCATTCCACTTGTCCTATATGTAGAGCTCACGTGGATTAAGGCTGGATTAAGGTATATGTTATTCTATGTAATTGTTGAATGGGTTTTCTACACATTGGACAATGTTGTCGCCATTTATCGATGCAATCCATACAATAGGAATGATTGCATTCTGTGCGAACATCGCAATCCTTTTCATAACATATGGGACATTGCGTTGCTGGACCTTCACATATATACATTTGGTTAGACATGGGAAGCATAATTTTGTAGTAAATGTGTCCCATTTTGTTGATTTTTATGATTTTATAACGCGATGAAACAGTTGTCAACCATTTGGCCACTTCGTGCTTGCGTGACATGCATGCATTACGGAATGCTTCATCATTATTCGCCGTGATGCGTAAATCGGGTTTTATTTCCAACAACCATTGTGCAATCTCCAAATAACCAGAACAGCATGCATTGCGAAATGCATATTCATCGTTAATGGAGATGTTAATGCCAGGATGTGTGGAGTATAGCCATTGTGCCATCTTCCATTCACCCAACTCACATACAATGATAAATAGTTCGGATAATTCTACATCCCCTATTTCTATACCGATTTCCCATAAATACTCGGCGGTCTCAATGTCTCCACGTTCGCATGTCCATTCATATGCATCTATCATGGTCTTATTGTTTGGTTTGAATTTGCTACACAACCATTTTACCATGCGCAAGTTTCCACGACCACATGCACATATAAAATGACCTCCATTTCCATAGACATCTATAGACGGTTGCATTTTCAATAGCCATTCTGCTACTTCTATATGACCTTCCGCACAGGTGGAATAAAACAATTCGTCCGTAATCATGTTCGTCGGATATACTGTATATAACCATTGTGCGGTTGTTAAATGTCCATTCGAACAACTCCAGCGAAAACAGCATTCATTGTATTTTAATACATCTAGGTCTGGCTCAATTTCCAATAACCATTGAGCCAGACCTAGATGTCCATTCGAGCAAGCAAATTGGAATATTTCTTCACGATATATGCTAGGAATTTCCGTCCTATATCGTAATGGGTCATATATTTTTTGGACATCCTCCAAATAGTTCCATTTGCACAAGTGGAAGAACAACTCACGATAATTTTTGCTTATGCTCATGATTAAGAGACGCAACTAGGAAAGCGTATTCAAACAAAATCATTTTTTTGTTAGTGTTATAAAAAAATGAAATGATATTTGCATTTACATTATTCCGCAACCATGACCACTACTATTTCTGCGTTATTTAAAGAATTATATACTCAATTTGAACCTTCGCCATTAGAAGACAAAGATACTCATTTTGGAATTGTGCAATGCCATGTTGCTGAAGAAACGGTTTCACTAGTAGATATGGAATATGAATTTATATTTATGCTAGATCGTTCCACTTCAATGAATCAACGTTGTGCTGACGGAAAAACAAAATTATATCATGTCATTCACACTATGAAAAATATACTGGGGTATTTATGCGAACATCCAACCATACGTCATCATATAATTATTGAAACGTTTGATGATGATGTGCATCTCATTGTTGAACGTTGTGTGGTGAATGCAGACACCTATCCAAATTTGATACATATTCTAAATAAAGTCAAACCCGATGGTTCGACCAATATCGAAGCAGCATTGAATTCCATTAAAAAAAGAACATTGTCCCTTGACGATGCGAATGCGAATAAAAAAATAGTGCAGTTGTTTATGACCGATGGATATGCTACCATGGGTGAAACGAACAGTGATTTATTATTTCAACTTGTCTTGCCAAATGTTACTAACATCTTTATTGGATTAGGAATAGACCATGATACATCTCTGTTGGAAAAACTAAGCAATATCAAACAAGGCAGTTATTATTTCATCGATGCATTGGAAAAAAGTAATATTGTATATGGAGAGATTATGCATGATTTATTGTTTCAACGTTTGCAACGCATTTCGCTTCACGTTACGCAGGGCAGTATATATGACTATGTAAAAAATCAATGGTTGGATACACTTTCCATTGATTATTTGTCCAGTGGAGCAATCAAAACATTTCATTTACAATCGTCTTGTCCGACAGAATGTGTTGTCACATTAACTGGTGAAACGGTGGATGGAACAAATGTGTCTATCCCTTTGACAAACCGTTTCGCAGAACCTTTGACAAAATATGTGTTTCGACAAAAAACACTGGAACATTTATATGATGTTCGCATGTATTTTCGTAATCATCCCATAGATCATTCTATAGATAATCATTCCATGGAAAAAGGTATCCTTAAAAAAAATATAAAAGATAAATTAACCGCCTTTCTTGAAGAGCTGAAACAATATCGCACGGAACACGATTTATTAGAAGACCCCTTTTATGGACTATTGGAAGAAGACATCGCTGTAACATTGAAAATGTTTGATACCATGTATGCATCCATGTTTAGTTGGGCACGTCAAACATCTCAAGGTTCGCAACGTGGATATAGTGCGAATTTACCAGTCATGAATATGCAATCTGCCAGTCAAATGAATTGGATGGGTGACTATGAAGATTTATTTACACAAGTGAAACAATATACACCTTCACCCTATTTAACAAAGGCTGTCAATCAATTTACACAAACCATGGACAACATGGGAAAAAATAAATGAACCAATGGCGTTGAAACTAATGGCGTTGAAACTGGTTTTTAAGTATGGTAAGAATGGCGGTTTCATTATAAATAGATTGTGCATAGTTAACTGCGTCACCCGAATAGGTGCGAATATATGGATTTTTTTTAATTGCAGTCTCATATAATTGGGTAGTTGAAGAAGACCAAGGCCATTTATTATTCTCATTAAAATAATCGACTTCTTCTTGACTTGCTTGA